TACCACAAGCAGTAGCACCTGGTACTCAGTTCCAAATGTCAGGTATTGAGTTTTTAAATAACTACTTAACACCACAGGTAACAGAAACTGCACTTCCTGTTCCAGCACGTGTAGCAACCTTATTGAAACAAACAGGAATGGAGCTGGGACTATGAACCCACTTGAATTTTTAAATCAACAAGCAAAGCAATATAAACGAGGCTTTAAAAAAGCTGATATTGCTCAAGTTCGTATAGCCAGGAAGGGACTTGGCTACGGAGAAAGCGTTCTAGATCCACGTTTTAAAGAAGCTATTGCATCCAAAGGTATATCTGCACGTAAAACACCTGCCCAGTTTCTTGGTGCTTACTCATCACGCATCTTAATTGATGTCGCAAATGATGGCACACGCACTTATTGGTGGCGTTGGAACCATCCCCTTGCTATCGCTCAACGTGTTACGGAATTAGGTGTACAAGGAATTGATACGCCCACTGGCCGTGCTGTTGCCGCCCTAGGGGTTGCTATACCAGCTGTGGCAGCAGCTGGTACATACGACATTACAAATCCCGAAGAATACGGTAGACCAAAAGGTTTTGCCCAACGGTACTCACCTGTTGGTGCGGATGATAGAAGGCAAACTGCTCAGCCTGCCCAAGAAATTTTTGAACGTTTCTTCTTGCAGCGTACAGGTGATCCTTTGAAGTATGAAACAGCCAAACAAGATATTCCTTCTTTAACACCACAGCGTTACGCTAACTACATGAATTTCTTGTACCAAGATAAAGGTTTGCTTGGTCTTGGTATTGTCAAGGGCACAGCAGAGAATTTACAAGGTTATCCAGAAGCACGTGTCCTTGGATTCCCTGTATCTATTCCAATGACCACAGGTTTTGTTGCTGGCAGTGTGGGAGCTAATCTTGCTGCTGCTACCGCAAAAGGAAGTACACCCAAACAACGTGCTATCCGTGGGGCAATTGGGGCATTAGCAGGTTCGTTAACAGGTGTTGCAGGCGGTAATGCAATTAATGAAGCAATTGCTTCTGGTAATCGACCACAACTTCCAACAACTGCTGAATATGAAATAATGCAGTGATAGAATTTTAAAAAAGCCGGACCCAATATTATGCTAGGCGCTTTTGATTATCAATATGGTCAAGCCGGATTTACTCCGCGTGATCCTTTGAGCGCAGCAGAACCTTTGCGTGATCCATTGCGTCCGGGTCAAACTGCACAACAAGCTGCTCAACAATTTGCTGCAGAAGCTGTTGCTCAGCAGGTGGCAGGCCTTGGCAGTACTCCTGGTTATCGTGATTTACGTGCAGCTCGTAAAGCCGGCGTTGATCCTGCTTTAATCCGTACTCTTGGACCCGGTTACGCAACTCAAGCACAAACTTTGTTTTCTGGTGCCGGATCTACTGCTCAGCAGACTACACAAGCCGCAAAAGCTGCAGGCGCTCAAGCCGCTGGTAAAGCAGGAACCGCTCTTCGTGCTGCAGGTACTTTAATCGGCAAAGTTCCTCCCAGGGCTCTTGTTGGCGGTAGTGCAGTTCTTGCTGGCGTTCCTGCATTAATGCAAGGTGATCTTGTTGGTGCAGCTGCTCAAAGCGGTGGTGCTGTACTTGGCGGCTTCCTTGGCGCACCACTTGGCCCTCTTGGCATAGCAGGAGGCTCTTTTCTAGGCTCTACCCTTGCCGGTGGTTTAGTTCAAGGAACTAAGGCAGCACTTGAGAAGACACCGCAAGCAATCAGTATTCCAACACCTTTCGGTGATCTGCCGCTGAATGCTTCCGCTCAACAGCTGAAGTACATGCAACAGCTCGGCGAGCTGGGCGAGACACAATACCGAAATGCCCTTGGTACTCGCACCAGCGCTCTTATTGATCTGAACAAACAAATTAGCGATCAAGATTATCTGAATCGCCAGCGTGATTTCCCCTTAATGCAAGCCGAGCAAAATGCCGACCTTGCTCGCAGTCAGGCGCTGATCAATACTCAAAACAATGCTTACATGCAGCAGATGGTTCTTGGTACTGCTGGCAATATGATGCTGGATGCACAACGCGAACGCGGTGCTCTAATGCGTCAAGCTATTGCCACCAATCCATACGTCACTGCACTTGCCGCTCCTAGCGTATCGATTGGTTAATCATGGCAAATCCTTCTCCTATTGCTGGTTTCAATCCGCCAGGGTTCAGTGGCGTTGGTCCTGAAGCGTTTCAGAATACGTTGACGCCTGGCTATACAGGAGGCCTTAATAACCAGTCTGTAATTCCTGGCTTTGATTGGAGCAAAGTCGATCCAAACACTATTGCACCTTACGCATTATTTACGAACTTTGCTCAAGGTCAACGCCAACAAGAGATGGCTGCTGAAGAGAGGTTGTTTGATAAAATTCAAGCCATGCGTAAACGGGAAGCGCAAGAAGCATATCAAATGCAACTTCCCTTCAAAATTGGTGGGATGGTAGGTAACATCTTCCAGAATATTGTGCAAGCTCAACAACCAGGTTTGCAAACTGAGTTGGCCATTCGTGGACGCACTGCTGATCTGCTGAATCAGGCTTACAGTAATCCTATTTCACAGCGTAAATGGCTTTCGTAACCTGGAGTTAGAATAATGGCAAGTTACGGGACGCCTGTTAGTTCTATACCTAACACCAGTTACTTAAACGCCACTGAACCTTTTTCATCTTTTGGAGGAAGCATGATTGATCCCGGAACAGCCACTTTAATTGGCGCAGGCGTCTCTGCAATTGGCAGTGGTGTTGGTGGAGCAGCCGCTGGTAAAGGAGCCAAGAGTGCTGCAGAACAAGCACGAGAAGCTGCAGCTGAGCAAGCTAAGCAAGTTACGCAAGCCAATCGTGAGACTTTATTTGGTACTTTTGGGCTAGAAAACATGGCTCAACAGCAAGAGATGATAGCTGGTGGACCACGGGCAAGATTTGGTGAATTTGAAAATCAGCAGTTTGCAGGCGCAATGGCTGCAGGCCCTGGCGCACAAGCTCGTAATCGTCAAACTATGGCACAAAATCTTGCTTCTCGTCAACAAGAACTTTCCAAAACAGGCTTTACGCCAATGGCCAGATTTGTTTGATTTAAACTTTAACTAAAGCAACCTATACAATGGCCGGAACTAGCATAATAGATCAAGAAAGGGCTTTCGGTCGGAAAGAAGACCCTGCTGAGCAGTTCAGTACATTAAGTACTAAATTTGATGACCTTTTAAACTATTTAAAAGGTGATGATATCGGTGGAGCCTCAGGAAGTCCTCTTCAACTTGGACGCAGTGCCATCAAAGATATCAAAAAAGGAATAACACAATATCGCAAAGAAGAGCTGCCCGATTTATTTAATCGTTTTATTACAGATGTAACGGCTGGACGCCTTACGCCTGGACAAGCTTCTTCCGCTTATGAAGATGCTGCTCGTAGCGCAAATCAAATTGCTGGTACAACCAAGAGGGCTGGACAGCTTGCCAATTTAACAGCAGGCATGCCTTCCGCTGAAAAGTACCAGCGTTATCTAGCTCCTATGCAGCTTGCCTCTCAGCAATTGACGGGTAAAGCTTTAAGTGATGAGGAATCTAAAAACTATATTGCTGCACTTCAAGGCATGGGAGTGAGTCCAGAAAATCCTTCTGATGTCATGGGTACCTTTGGTAAGATGTTTACAACAAGCCGGGGTTATCGTGAAAACGAAGTTGTTTTTCGTCCTGAAGTTGTATCCAAAGCTATTCCTGAGTTGAATCGCGCTGGTACTGCCGCTTTTGCACAGATGCTTGGTTAATTAAGGAGAACACCATGCCTAAAAGAAAAGGACAGGGTGGGTCTGTAGGACCATCCGCAGAAGCGTGGAAAGGCTTTTATGAATCCAATCCAAACGCTCGTTCAACGCAAGAAGCGATTGCACAAGGAAGATACACGCCTCCAGTAGTACAACCCCCTGGAGCTCAGCAATCTCCTTACAGCACTGGTGCAGTACCAGGGACATCTCCTGGTATGAGCCAAGAGGAATTCAGCTATGCATCCCAAGCTGGGCTTTTCAACTTACAAGGAAATATTCAACAAGAGCTTGAACAGTTACGTGGTGCTACAGCTATCAAAGGTGCAGAGATTGCTGCTGGTGCAGCAGTTAGGTCTGCTGAACTAGATGCAGAGGCGCGTAGATATCTTGGTGATAAAGACTATCTTGCGCGGACGGATGTCGCTCGTATCCAAGGCGAAAGCACTCTTCGCTTGCAAGATATTATTAACGCAGGACTTAAAGATGTGGAGGGTATTCGCCAGGAGGGCGGCAAGGAAATTGCTCGCATCTCTGGTGAATTTGACGTCAAGCAAGAAACAGAGAAACAACGGGGACAAAAAGATATTGCTGGGATTGGAGAAAGGGCTGGCTATCGGAATGCTTTAATTGGTGCATTTAATTTTTAATTAACTGCACTAGAATATCTATAAAACATACGTTCGCAACATGGCTTTAACGTACGATCAGCAAATTGCAGGTATTAACCAGGCGTTGAATTCTGGTAATATTACTGCTGAGCAGGCTGCTGACCTGAAGCGCCAGGCAACCGAAGGTCAATATGGTGCCAAATCTTTTGACATCAACGAGTTTGAAGATCTTCTTGGACGTCTAGAAGGCTCTAAGATGCGTCAACAGCGCCAGAAGAGTGTTGAAGGCCGTCGTGACATCATGAGCCAGGGCATGGCTTCTATGATGAGTAATTTCTGATGCAATCTTCCGCCGCACAAAAAAATGAATCAGGCGAAGGACAAGATCTTCGCCTCTATCAAAAAGCGGCGGAAATTGCGTACCAATACGCCAAAAACAAAACAGATCAAGAGAAAAAATCCGATTCTTTTGAGCAAAACACTGACGAAGAGGAGTCTCCTAAATAATGTCTAGTAGCTTTCTTAACACAGGGGACGACCTCTCCAGTGATCCTTATTCGTTTTTGTTTGACGAAGATAAAGCCAGAAAAGCTGCATCTGCAGTTAAAATTTTCCAGGATGTCTCCGTTGGCTCCAGCAAAGAAAAAATGAAAGAGCAAGGAGCTCAAGAACGTGAAACAATCGGAAAAGGTGCCGCAGAACAGCGTACGACAGCAGAACAAGCGCAGCGTTTCGCCCAGAGCGACGAAGAGAGAGATTACAACCAGGCCCAACGAGCTTATAAATATTGAGTTATTTGACCAGTGGGTTGATAATTTAACGTCCGCAGAACAAGAATCGTTCACTGCATTTGCCGCAGATTGTTTTTCTGTGGTTGAAATTTTTCTATACGCAAGATTCCTTGGTTACAACGGAAGTATTACTTCGTGTGAAGCTTGGCTTAAGGACAACTATCCAAAGCCGGATCACCGCAAGAAACTCCTATATGAAATCGAGGAGATGCAAGAAGACATCAGAAAGCTTAGAGAAGACGTTGATAATGGTGCAGTAAAACGTGATGCAGGTGTTGCTCGTATTGCAGGCATGCAAAAAGAATTGCGTGGCACGATTGCTCAAGTTGAAATTTTTACAGCTAATCGTGATCGCAAGGGTTTATTGATGGCTGGTGCTGACCGTGCCATTCGTGAACTCATGGTCATCTTTAAAGATGATCCAATTGAGATCCCCCTGGAAGAAGCCTCGATGAGTATCTGGGCTAAAATGCAATTAGACGAATAACAGTCCAAGTTAAAATAAAAGAATTGCTATGGGTGCCGACGTAAACGCAGCAGGTGTCGCTAAGAACATGCCTAATTTTGTTAGGCAGATCCAGCGTGAACGCATGGGACGCAATGCAACCGCAGCTTCTCAACAACCGGCAGCAAATCCAGAGCAATTTCAGCAATTACTAAATAAAGTATCGCCAGATGGCCAAGAACAAAATGCCGCCCCAGCTCCTGGAGCACTTCAAAAAGAAGGAGGCCAAGAACGAGGACGGAAGCGAAATGTCGGACAAGGAGAAACGCAAGGCCGCCCTGGACAAAGCCCGCAAGTACCAAGAACAGAAGAAGACCAACAAAGACGGCAAATGAGGTAGTATTCAGTAATACACTGAACAATACTTACTGTGCCTGCGTATCAACATCTTGCATATCGACGTAATGCACAAGCTGCTGCACGCAGGCAACAGATTCGTATTCCACGAAATCTTGAATCCCTGGAGAAAGCAAGGGAAGATTTTGGTTTCTTTTGTGAGTACGTAGCAGATAAACCTCCTGCACAACACCATAAAGAATGGCATCGTCACTTTGTGACAGGTGAAGACAGTAGTTGTCTCCTTAAGATTGCCGGACCTAACGTTGATCTTCTGGCGCCCAGGGGCTCCGCCAAGAGTACGGTACTCGGTTTATTTACCGCATGGGCTATTGGCATCCATACACAAGCTAAAAAGCCCCTACAGATCCTCTACTTGTCCTACACGGTTGATATTGCACGCTCCAAGTCGGCAACCATCAAACGCATCATTGAGAGCAAGCGCTACCAAGAAGTTTTTCCTACCGTACGCCTTCTCAAGAATGTCACCAGTAATGAGTACTGGTCCATTGACCACAAGTTTGCAGGCATTGATACCACGGGTGAAGAACAGTTCACGCTCTGTGCCGCAGGCCTTAAGGGCTCAGTGACCTCCAAGCGTTCTCATCTGGTCATCATTGATGACGCCATCAAATCTGCTGCAGACATTTCTAACCCTGACATCCGAAAACAGATGCAGGACAATTGGAATGCTGTGATCGCACCCACTATGTTTGAAGGAGCCAGGGCCATCTGCCTTGGTACGCGCTTTAGACATGATGACATTCATTCCACAACCTTCAATACGCAAAACAACTGGTTACAAATTGTTCTATCTGCGATCTTGCAAGATCCCAAAACAGGGGATGAGAAGTCGTATTGGCCAGAGATGTGGTCACTGGATTACTTGAAGGAAAAGAAAAGGCAGGCACCTATTGCTTTCTCTTTCCAGTACATGAACCAGGTCATCAGGCAGAACGAGCTATCGCTTGCGCCTGAACTGATTGTCAAAGCTGAGATCGCAACAGAGTTTGACACTCTCGCTGTTGGCGTGGACCTCTCCGCTGGAACAAAAGAAAAGAATGATTACACAGTTATGGTTCTTGGTGGCCGCATCGGTGATCAGATTCACGTCATTGATTACCGTCGTTTACGTGTAATGGGCAACCTTGAAAAGCTTGACGCCCTCAAAGAACTCCTGAACGATTGGTCTATTTTGGGCCGAGATGAAAACGGTAATTACTTCCCGACCTATTCCACGTGTGACATTTATTCAGAAGCTGTACAGTACCAGGCTTCTCTGGAAGCTGACTTTAAACGTGTTTGCCTGAACAACGAAAGTCTTTATAACTTGAATTGGCATCCTGTCAAAGGATTCCGTGCCGATAAACTGGCGCGTTTCCGTGGCTGTATGGGTTTGTTTGAAGATCGCAAGATCATCTTCAATCGTTACCGCAACTTCACCGCCATGTTTGAAGAACTGACAAACTTTGGTGTCAGCAGTCATGACGATACGGTCGACGCGTTAGTATGGTTAATCAATGGCCTTATGCGCAAAGGTAAGCTTCAGCTCGATTACTAAATCCTAAAATTAGAAAAAAGCTTATCTCAAGTCGTGGGTCCTGAATACATTGCTATCGGTCTCACGGCCGTCGTATCTGCTGTTACTGGTGGCAGTTGGGTCGCAGGCAAGATCCTGGGCAGGCAAAACGATCAGATTCAGCAAGCTTTTAATTACATCGGATCTCAAAAACGTAGGATTGATGTTTTGGAAGACGACTTAAAACGGATGCCTTTGGAATACGTTCTCAAGGTTGACTTCCTGAGAGAAATCCAACAGAT